AATTGAACCTATAACACCATCATTTACATTTGACCATTTAATTTGAGGTCGTGAACCTCCCGAACCTTTTACTTCTAATCCTGTATAATTGGAAAGTCCATCAATAAGTACAGTCCCAGAAAAAGTATTAGTGCCAGTCCAAGTATTATCATCACCTAGACCTGCACCTGCAGCATAAGTAGCAAAAGAACCATCACCCTTTATATATTGAGAGGATGTACCTGAGCCTAGGACTATCTTTTCCCAATTAGCCATTAGATTCCTTTTCTACTGCCTTTATGAACGCCTTATCTACTTTCTCTATTATCTTAGCAACAACAACAGCGTCCTTTCCCTTTATGGTTATGGTATCTAATGCTTGTTTCAAGATATGAAGATCCTCTGTGGATAGCTCAATTCTCAAGTTTCTTCCTATGTATTCTACTAAGTTTTTCTAACACAGAAGAAGCAACCTCTAGATCAACGCCATCAAACTGACTTCTCATCATAAGTTTTAATAAAAAGTCAGTCTCTTTGATGTTTAATTCATTATTGTCTATTTTGACTAACTTAGACATTAAGCAGTTCTAACGTAAAGAGTAGCGTCGCCAGTATCAAAATGTAGAGAACCTAATCCAGCAGCATCTCCATCTGGCTCGGTGCTATCACCAGATGTTTCCATAATTGCAATTGCGAAATCTGCTACACCATTAGTGTCTCTTACCTGCCAACCAGTTAACTTCCCATCCTTATTCCAAGTTATACCTGCAAATTTTGCATCTGCTACAGTAGAGTCTGAATGAACTAATATACCAGCACCATCAGCACCTGTTTGAGCATCATTATCAGATCCATATGCGGAATCTGGAACAGCCAATACAATCGCTGTATCTTCTACTTTTAATTCAGCAGTTGAAATATAAGTTGTAGATCCAGTAAAACTACAATCACCTGAAAATGTTTTATCACCTGCAACAGTTTGAGCCCCAGATGTCCTCACTACTGTACTATCGACTTCTATATCATCAGCATTCGCAGTAATACCATCTCCACCTGCCACATTCAGAGTTCTAGTGGCTTCTATTGTTCCACCACCAGTTAAACCAGTTCCCGCGGTTATTGTGACTCCACTATGATCAATATGTTCATCTGCTACAAATCCATGTAATGAATCGTGAACAGGAGGAGCATACTTAAAAACCCCTGAACTACTGTCGTATGAAATAGCTCCATCCCCAGCAGCGGCTTGTTCAGCACCTACACTTAGGTCTGTAAGAGCAATACCACCCTCATCGTCGTCCCACTCTACAGCATTACCTGCTGAATTAACTTTTAATATCTTATTTGCAGCATAACCATTAGCACCATCTAATGCTGTGTCTAATTGAGCAAGTGTAAGATTCTCATTTTTATAATTATCGTCATCAGCAACTGTAATGACCTTTTTCCATGTTCCCATAACTATTTTCCTTTATTGTTTGGCTATATACAATTCATCATTTATAAAAGCCAAATCTCCCACAGTGGGATTACTTGGTGCTGATGAATATTCTTTTAAATTTAAGATTCCGTCTACTTGGAGCATGTTGGTACTCATCCATAATGGGCTACCTGTACCCTCTCCATCGAAAATTCTTTTTGCTGTACTAGTTAAACCCTCTCCAGTTGTACTCCCCAATACGGTTAATAAATCAGGAAAAGTTTCTCTTACTTTTTTATTATATAAAGTTGACATTATAAGCTCGACATTGTTGTTGTTGGTACATTAATTTGATTAGTGGTTGGTTTAGTATACGCAGAACGAGTGGTATATGAAGGTTTCCTGTAGTGTAAGAGTTTAGACGTTAAAGCATATTCATCTATTTTAAAGTCTAGCCCACCTTTGCTAATTGCGTCTATAAACTCCCATTCTTGAGATACATTTTGCCAATAAGAATCTCCAACGCTGTTATTTGTTTTAGAACGTTTTGATACATAACCCATTAATAATCATGTCCCCTAACTGCATAAGAACTACCATCATAATCTTTATTAGCAGATTTCTTTCCTTCCCTGATAGCATCATCAAATTGAGTTTTGAAATACCCTGCTAACTGCAATGCTTCTGGTTTTCTTTCATATCCTTGTTGAATAACTTTGTGAGCCAAAGCCTCATGGAACTCATCTGGGATGTTAGGCTCTTCATTCATCCCTATCCCACTTGAAGAAGTATTGTCAGATACAAAATCTTCATCTTCTTTGATACAGAACATTGTGATCTGCTTTGCTTCATCTATGCTAGTATATGTTTCCTGATTATCTGTATTCGCAATTGCGATTGCATCTCTCTCAATCCAGTAGACCTTCATGTTAGATCCCTTACATCAGGTCTGCCTACTACACGCTTAATAGTTGTTCCATCATAATCCACAGACTGAATCTCTACAATCTTAGAGTCCAACCCATAGTACCTTTGTGCTGAGACCGTATCAAACTGAAATGCACCTTTCAATATCCTAGTTTTTCTACAAAACTCTTTCAATGCATTGTTTAGCCTTAAGCGTATCTCACCTTCTCTCATTTCAGGGTGGTGCATTTGTATTAATTCATGTAATTGTTTTTGTTTCATTTTAAACTAGCTATCCTTTCTAGTTCTGCTCTGTATAACCCATTCAAACTATCTGCCTGCAATTTAATTGATTGAGCCATTTCTACATCTTCATTGGTATGTAGTGTTGTACTAAGAACATCATGTAAAAATTTTACACAAGCTCCAAGCACTACTGCGTATTCAGCAGTAGATGGGAACCCTGTAATGCTCGTATCTCCGTGTGCCACAGTAGGATACGCTATTGTCTTTATTTGGGCTTTTGCACTACTAGTAGGATCAGGTTTGACAAAGACAGTTCCGTTATCAAAATAGTACACAGGGGTTCTTTCGCTTCTGTAATGAATAGAATCAGAATCATCAATTTGTGTTTTTAATCCCAATGATACTTCCTGTGCTTCAAATCCATTTCTAATTATACCAATCACCCTATGATTTTTAGAATTAAAGCCAGTAGCATTTGTTTGTTCGTTATCTACAGTATGGCGTATTGCAATAGTGTCAGGGATGATTTGCAGTACCTCACTTGCTGTTGGTGTTAAATATTCTGTTATATCAGCATCAGTTGTCCATGAATGGTAAACACTAACATCTCCAACTAACTGTTCAAATTTTTCTTTAAATGTTGCCATATTATTCTAAGTATGGGGGAGCCGAAGCCCCCCCATTAGCTACCTTATGTTGCAGTTATCTTGAAAAGATGATGAGATTCAACTAACTGAACCCCAAGTCCTTCGTCAGACATGAACTGATCTTTAACACCATCAAAAGCATTATCTGTTTTGATGTTTGCTTGATAGACCATTGGTCTATACTGAGCATGAAAAAGATTTTCATCACTTACTACAACCATGTACTTGTTGTATGGCCCTCTTAAAGCTGGAGTCGGTATCAACTGCAACATTCCGTGAGGTGTTTCAAGGACTCTATAATTGAATCCAAGAGAATCTCTCTTCATGTCGCCTAGATTAACTGTCCAACCTGAGTTCTTACCCATGGTATTAGCAGTCTGCGTATCCATCTTTGACCAGTAACCTAACGCACCAGCACCTACGAATGCACGCTTAACGCCTGTTTCGGGTATATACTGGAACACTTTTTCCATGTCATCAACAAAGTCTGCGTATGCATAACTGTTGGCACATGTGAAAATGTTCTGATCGTCTCCACTTGATGCACCATATTCCTCAATAGCAGGAATAAGTCCATATGTAGAACGAACTAGGTTACCATCTGCATCAGTACGTCCATTGTCAGCAAATGAATCGCCAGTGCCTGAAAGACCAGTACCACCTAGTCTTTTACCAAAAAGAAAAGCTTTCTCTTTTTGCATCTTATGCTCTTGGCCTTTCATCTTACGTAACCTTGCTAACTCACTAGACTCTCCTCGTAAAACCGAAGCTTCTAGAGTTCCAGTTACCTGTAATGGTGTCTTGAAGATCTGAGTAGAATTCCACACTGTGGTTAGCTCATCGCTCCAAGCATCTGGAGATGAGGAACCTTCACCACGTGCATTACCAATTACGATACATACATCGTTATCAGCAAGAGCTTGTGTTCCTGCTTTTAGATGCTTCAACGTGATATCGCCATTAGTTGCTACTGCTGATACAACTGCAATAGCTTTTTTAGTGGCTTTAGTTGAATCCCATATCTCAACCTGTAAACCTATGTAGGATGAATCTGCAGTAGTAGGTAGTCCTACCTGTCCATCGATAGGAAGACTAGCTAGACCTACATCGTTATCAGGAAGAGTTCCTGGGGTTCCCTTGTTTATTGAAAACTCTTGTTTCACCCAAGGATTGCGATGCTCAAACATTTTAAAAATAGGGTCTGGCACATCACGAGTTTCTCGGTTTGAAATAAGAGTCGTAAACGGTGCTACGTCAGTCCATAGTTCTTTAGTGACCTGTGGATCAACGTAGAAATCTCGTCTATCTGTATATAATACAGAAGACGCACCGCCATTATATAGCTGTTTTTCTGTTGCTGCCATTTTGTGACTCCAATCGTCTTGTTGTTAATTACCTACCCAACAATGCATCACTAAACAATTGCTCATCGGTGCGAGGTTGTTCAGCAGTACCAGACTGCACTACGGCTGTCTTTGGTACAGATAAACGCTCTGCTTGATTTTGCATTTGCTGTGTTCTTTGTTGCACTACTGGATTAGGATTGCTTCTTAGTTCAAACAGTTTAGCAAGATTATCAAGAGTCAGATTATCAGGATTACTAGCCCATTGAACAAATTCATCTGCTTTATTTGCTTCCCAGCCGTATGAATTCACTGCATGACTTTGAGCTTGTGTTCTCATCATATTGTCACGTTGTGATTGCATTTCGTGTTCGTAAGCTTCTTGCATCTGTTGCTCTCTGTGCTGATCCTTATCCTTAAGAAAAGACATATAATCATCTCGATACTTATCTCTTGCTAAACGATGCCTAAACGATTCTGAATCAGGATCGCTATAAGCATCTATCTCGTTGTAACTAACGGGTCTTTCAGGTTCTGAAGGCTCCTTCAATGAAGGCTCTTGCAATCCTTGTTCAGGGTATGCTTGGGCTTGTCCATTGGAGAGTCCAGTATTCTGTTCATTGGTGCGATAATAATCGACCTCTTGTCTAAGAACATTCAACTCACTCTTGGCTTTATCTGCCTGTGACTGCCAGTACTCAAAACGAGTTTGGTCGTCTTTTGACGAGGCGACCTGCTCGTTAGTTTCCGCAATTGGTTCCTGTGCTACAGTATTCTGTGGCACTGCATCCTGTTGAATGACTGGCTGCTCTACAGCAATTCCTGCATTCTCTTGCGATGGTTGGTCAGCATTGCGTACTTCCAATATTTGTTCTGTTTCCATTTTACTTCCTTTTTTGCGATTTGGTTATTACCAGCAACCGCTTCCTCAATTTTTTTATCTATAAGGGGGTAACACTTCTCCTAATTCTCTATCATATTGAAGTGGATTTGTAGCCTCCGACAATTCATTTTCTCCCCACATTATTGGGCTATTAGCAGGATTCCCTATGGTGTTTTGAATATCAAAGTATCCTGCTTCTTGACCCTTACCACCATGGCCTTGATTTACAATATCCCATTGTGATTGTGTTTCCATTGCATAAGGGTTCCATTGATTTTGAGGGCTAAATGCTCCTCCTTCAGCTCCTGCTACATTATTTTGATTAAACCCTCTTACAACTTTTTCTGGTGCAAGAGGTTCGCTTTGTTCATTAGCACCTTGCCCATATTGACCTCTATAGTTTTCCATAGCCGAGGCAGTAAGTGCCCCCATTTTTCCGTCTACTTGTAGCATCTTTCCGTTTTTATCTTTAAAACCCAGACTATTTAGCATTGTCTGCATACTCTTAACGCCCTCTGCATTTAATTTTGAAGGATCTTCCATAAATCTATCTAGCATCAATCTTTGATCTGTACCTTCAACATCTCCTGCTTGAACAGTTGCAGATGGATTTGATTGCCCATCACTACCAGCAATGCTTTTTGGTGGGCCTTGTTGGCCTCCAGATAATTGCTCTGTTGTAGCATCCGTATAGTAAGGGGTTGCTTTTCTATTCACACCATAATCACCGTGCCTTCCTTGTCCCATCAAAGCTTCCTGCCTAGCCATTTCATCAGGATTCTGCTCCATGCCTTTTAATAACTCTGCTCCTTGCGGAGTAAGTATCCCAGCTTCTCTTTGAGCAATAGCCTGCTGTAGAGGAGAAGAACCAAAATACTGCCTACCACCACCTTTAGCTTTCTTATTGCCACCCTTAAATAACTTGCCAAAGAAATTCTTCATAGAATCCCTTGCCATTTGTCTACGTTCTGGGTTTGCCCTAGAAGATGCAATATCTGCTCTCCTCTGTAATCCTTCCATTTTTTCTTGATAACTCATTTATTCATCCTCTATGCTTAACAACTCTTCATTCATTTGTCGTTGTTTATTATCGGCAATAGGCTCAATCTCCTCTTTTGCCATTTTTAATTCATCACCCAGTCTAGTTGTATATAACTTTTGTGCCATTTCAACTTTGGCTTCTGCTTTAGCAAGTTTCTTTTCAAACTCTTTGACCTCAACACGCTTGCGATCATGCAATGACTCTCTTTGTGCTGTTTGCAGGTCTCCCTTCAATTTCTTGATCTCTTCTGTCTGAGCTTGTATCTGACCTTGCATCTTTTCCATTTGACCAGCTCGCTGTAGGACTCCTTCCATATCAGCAACGTCAGTTTGTTTTAATACTTCTATCTGGTCAATCAATCCCTTTTCAAATAATTGCATGTAGTATTCAAATCTTGCCCACCTATTAGATGGTAAGGTTGAACCAGATAAAACAATAACATCATACTTTCCTATTGTAATATCATTAACCTTGCCCATGTAATTCCCAACATCATCATATATCGGAGAATTCATCACAATTTCTTTAGGCATATTGTTAGGTTGCATTAACCTCAAGACCTTTTCGTCTTTATATACATACTGGATAAGGCCAACTACCACTTTAGCTAATTGATTGATAGACTCTTCAATATCATCACGCTTGGATTTAATTCTTCTTTGACCATACTCATCCATTGCAACTGTGCCTTTAAAAGTCTGGGGTGATGCACCTGAGTCACCTTGCATCATTGCATAGATTCCCAATATCCTTTCTATATCGTTACGAGCATCTGCTTCATTCTTATATAATTCATTTGGTAGAGGTACAGGCCCAGCAACAATTGGAGTCCCAAGCTCAGGATCAAACTCTATAACAGCAGTACCTGCTTTTCCCCAGTCTTCTTCTAATTGCTTTTTATTTATAGCTCCTCTAGGGATCAATAGCTTTGTATTGGTTGAAGTGGATGCATGTGCTATAATGAGAGACCTGATCTTATTTATATACTCTTGTAAACCCTTGACCAACCTAACATCACTCATAGGATAAGGATTTCTATTCCATCCATTCATTATAGGAACAATTGGATACTCTTCAATTGGGAGCACTACTTGAAATAGCTCCTTATCACCAATAGAAACACATTGCTTGATCTGGCATATCTCAATATCGTTCTTCATGATCTTACCATCTTCTATCAAGTGCTCTTTTGTAATGATATCAATCGTTGTGGTAGAATTAGGTATTGATCCTAAATGCTCTGGCCCTGCCATTGGAACTTGCTGACCTGTATTGGGGTCTACCATCAAATGAAACTTGTCACCCATTTCTTCATGTATCTTCATGTAGTCAGCTACAGATTTTTTATCTGTAAGTATTTGCTCTCCTTGAGGATTATTTAATAATACAGCAGGAGAATTCTTGTATTCTTCGTACTCTTCTGGAGCAAGGACTTCCATTTTATCTATATAGGGATCGTATACCTTGAAATAGGGCATGAACACTTTACTGTAACGCTCCATCAATTCCAGTTCACGTTCACCTGTGATGCTCGTACCTGCAAGGTTCCTCTTTAAAGTGACCTGCTGTGACTCTCTTCCGTGCCTTGAATCTGTAGGGATATTGATATAGGAGGTCTCTTGGCATTCCTCTATCAACTCAGCATAATCAGGATATGCCTTTAATAACACATCTTCAGATACTACCTTGGCTACAATTATATTATTCGCATCCCTACAAAATGGGTCTTTTGATGAGGGGTCAATGAATACTTCTAGTGGATCTATAGACCTTATCTTGACTTCTCCAGTCCCAAAGTCTGCATCTGGGTCTACGTAGGACATCAGCACACCCATGCCTTTTACATAGTAATCGTCAATAGCAGTCTTTAATTCAACGTTGCCATTAGAGATGTCCCATACGTAGGCCATAATATCACTAAACATTCTACCTACTCTATTGTCACTAGTCTCTCTACCAGTCGATTGAAACTTGGGCTTGTTTGAAGTGAGCATTGCCTTGGCTTGCTCTACTGCTGAATACACAACGTTCACGACAATTGGTTGCTGTGAACGTTGTTTTAGTGCTGTAGCTTCTTCTTCAGTCCATTGCTTACCATTTCTGAACTCATTATCTTCTACAGCTTGCTTAGCCCAGTTCTCCCTAGCGGAAGAATATTCACTCAATAGGTCATGAGTCAATTGGACGTTTTCTGATTTGGTATGCATGTATAAGTACTAAGTGCAGTATTACCACACTCAAGCACTTATACGTTAAAGTATTACTTTAAGTTCCATTATTTTTAGAGTTAGGGTGGTACAGGGGGTGGTACGAGGGGTGGTAATCAGGCAACTTTCCAAGAAGTGGAGTTACTTTTAAAACTATTATCCCTTTTTGCCTGTGCCTGTTTTTCATGGCTAGGTTTATATATACCTTTCATCGCATAATACATACCATCCAGTAGATCATCATGCTTACCACGTGGATATAGTAATAATTCATCCTTTAATTCAAGCATATCTTTTTTCATATACATCTTTCCTTGAGCAAAATATGGCTCCATGGTTTCTAATCTAGATGATTTAGAGGTTCTTGGAGACTCTTTGATCTCTAGGCCAGATATAAAGATGTTTTCTTCTTCACATCTCGTCCTGATATACTCTCGTAACATTTCCTGATAGCCAACACTCTCGATACGTACCTTTGATGGCTTATACATCTTAAAGTACTGGATAATGCTTTCAGCAAGTTTCATGGGCGTAGCACGTTTGCGGTAGTAAGGTAACACGTACCTATTGTTTTCTTTATCCACTGCTATTGGCATGATCACCGAATAGTCAGCAGTCTTGCGAATTGAGGATGCAGGGTCTACGCCCATAAATATATTAACTGGAATTTGTTTATCTTTCCCATCTGTTAAAAAATGTTGACCTTCATCATCGATTGAATAATCGTAATCATGGTACTTTAAATACTTTTCACTGAACAACTGGTCTTCATCGCCTATAATCTGGCATAGATATTCCCTATAAAAGACAGATACTCTTGCTATGGACTCCAGCTCTCTTTTTTTTGCTTGTAATTTTTCTATAGGTTGCCATTCTTCCCATAAAGCTTTCTTATTATCCATATCTGGGGCAAAATGCATATTGTTCCACCCCTCCATTTCTTTAAGTATCTCCACTAAGCATCTCTGGTGCTGTGGTGTTCCAATTACAGCTATCTTACCCTTGATAGGGTCGAGAGATGGAACAGCACTCTGGAGCAACCATCTAAGATTAGATTCCATAGCTTCTGCTGTTTTGGTATTATTCTCGTCTTCAGGGTCGTCTACAATAATCAAAGTAGGTCTTTGACTTCCCACCTTGATACCACGTAACTGTTGTCCTGTTCCTTTGCAAATAATCATTGTGCCATCTTTAAGCTCTATCTCTGACTTAGACCAAGTTTTTGCACTATGTTGCCCCCAGTATCCATAGATAGCTCTTAATTGCTGACTATAATCCAATGTATCCTTGATTGTACCCAATAACTTAATAGCATGGTCTTGAGTTCTGGATACTAAGACAATTAACTTACCACCCTCACCATGTAGAATATGATATAGTGGATATACTCCCCCAACGATAGAAGATTTAGCGTGCCCCCTCGGAGCGATGATATTTACTTGTTTATTATCATCATTCATCAGAACATCTGCTATCTCGTAATGAAAAGCAGGTGAAGGAACAGAAAACATATTGGTATTAATGATACTGCCAAATAATATCATGTTCTCCTTTAACTTATTCTGTAAGAGTTTTATTTCTGTTTTTTTGGCTTCTTTGGACATTTCTTTAGATTAGCTAGTTGATTATCTGAGATATTCCCCTTATTTAGCCCACAAGTAGGCTTACCCCTATACATGCTACCAAATGGGCAAATTCTGTCGATTAAGGTGCAAAATTCAAACATCATCGCCATATTGATCAAACATCTCGTACATCATTCCGTAAGTCTCCATTTCTCTTAAGGCATCTAGTGCCATTTCAGAGCATTGTTTGGAATCCATCTCTCCCATTACGGCAATGACGTGCAATACTGCTATAGCTACTTCCAATTGCCTATGCATGGATTCTGCTTCAGTTGTTTCGTTCATTGGTCTCCTCCTTTCGTGACATGACAAGTTTTTTCTCTTCCTCTTGAGTTATCTTGTCTAATATCGTTTTAGTGTCTATCATTTCTACCGTATCCGTGGTGATTGCCTTATTAGGCTTCATTTCAAGCAAATCCATTATCTGGTCGTTTGCTTTTAGGAAGTTCCCTACATCTCCCTTGTGTTCTGCCATATCCAACGCTCTTATAAGGTTATCTACAGCAAATTCTTTATTAATGGACTTATCCGTTAGTATTTCTCTAACTTTCTTTTCAACTTCCATCTTGACCCTCTTATTTTTTAGAAATCTTCTAACTGTTGCTTCAGGGATCTTATCTTTTGGCCTATATACGTTCCCTAGTTTTTTATAATCAACATTCCCATTAAGCATCATGGTGGCAAAGGTACTTATCGTGTTCTTACCTCTAGTTGAACGTATTTCTTGCTCATCCCATGTTTGAGCAGGGTTTGTCTTGCTATATATACCATATGCCTTATTTATTTCAAAGCTTATCTTAGAAGATGGACTAACCCAGCCAACTCCCCCAGATAGTTTAATGAATGTCTTGACATTTCCATTCTTATCCGTATATCTACTCCTAGATAGACACTCCATAACATGATTATCATCAGTAATACACCATAGACCCTCTTCTGCATCTCTCCAATCACAGTACCCCATAGAGTGATCAGCATCTGCTTCAGCCTTGGTGTATATGTTAAACTTGCGTTTTTTACGCTGGTATAATCTCTCGATTACTTCCAATATTCTCTCCCTTTACAAGTACTTGTACCTATTTACGTGTAGAGTTACCTCTTTACATGTAAATTGTACACTATAAGTGTACTCAAGTTAATAGTAACTTAATCCGTACTCTCATCATCCTTAATACCTAGTTCTAATTCAATCGAACGCTGTATTATCTCGTATTCTGCGTCAAGCATCTCAAAGTCTACCTCTTCAGCATATCTCATTGCATCAAATTCTGATTGAGTACGCTCTACCTTCTCCCATTTACCTGTAATAGCATCAAATTGTTCCAATATGATCTTTTTATCTTTCATCCTATTCATAACTCGCTTTAAATGTAATACATTAAGTCTCTATAATGCAACGATTTACAGGGTTTAAAGTTCCATAGCTCTTATAAAAGTAGATGTAGAATGTGAGTGGGAGGTTTACCTAGTTACTACCCCCCATTCAATCAGGATGGGTAGGTTGAACTTGGTTGAGTTGATTGATCTCGTTCCATCTTCATGGATGCAAGCATCCTTATTGTAAAGCATATACAGCTCTCTTCATATATGATAATCCTTACACCATGTAA